GCGTAAACTCCACCCCGCCACAGACCCCGCCTCTGCTTGGGCAGAGGAGGTTGTGAACGGTGACGTGGTGTCCGGCCACTTCATGCGGCTGGCCTGCGAGCGGCACATACGGGACTTGACGGACGGGCCGAAACGCGGGTTGCACTGGCGGCCGGAAAAGGCGGAACGGGCGCAGGCGTTTTTTCCGGCGGTCCTGTCGGTCACGGCGGGCGCGAAGGTCGGCGAACCGTTCAACCTGCCCAGTTATACGACGTTTGTGGTCGGCTCGCTGTTTGGTTGGATGCGTGCGGACGGTCGGCGGCGGTTCCGGCATGCGTGGCTGGAATTGGGCAAGGGGCAGATCAAGTCGCCTTTGATGGCGGCGCTCGGCCTCTACGTCATGGGCTGGTGCGGGATCGCCCGCTCCGAGGTCTATGCCATCGCGAAGGATCGCAACCAGGCCAACGTGCTGTTCCAGGACGCGGCTGCCATGTGCCAGGCGCCAATCCCGGGGCGCGAAGACGAGACTTTGGAAAGCATCGGCGAGGTCCTGATCCGGGGCAACGGGCAGATGTCATGGATGATCGAGCATCCGGCAACGCGGTCTGTGTTCCGCGCCCTGGCGGGCGACGAACGGGTAAACGGTCCGCGTCCGTCGCTGGTGCTGGGCGATGAGATCCACGAATGGCGCACGGGCGGTGCAATCGAGACCTGGCAGGCGGCAATCGCCAAGATGCCGGGGAATAGTTTGATGCTGCTGGGCACGAATACCCCGGCGGCAGACCAGTTGGTGGGAACCGAGTATTCGGAGGTCTACCAGTCGGTTTTGCGTGGCGAGGCGGATGATGATGCCGCCTTTGCGCTGATTGCGCGGACCGATCCGGGTGACGACCCGATGAATGACGAAAGCGTGTGGCGGAAGTCGCTGCCGTGCTTGGGGTTGACGTTTCCGATTGAGAACGTCCGAGGCGAAGTCCAAAGCGCGAAGGGCCGGATGGCAAAGGCGCTGGCCACGAAGCGGCTGTATTTCGGCATCCCGGTCGGGACGGCCGAATACTGGATCGACCTGGACGCCTGGGAAGGCGCGCAAGGCCGGGTGGACATGGACACGTTCTATGGCCGGCCGTGTTGGCTGTCGCTGGACCTTAGTCGAAAGAACGATTTGACCGCGCTCGGGATCGGCTGCCGCGACGATGACAGCCGGCTGAACGCGGCGGTCCGATACTGGAAGCCGGCGGACGGATTGGCGGAAGCGGCGCGAACGGACCGGGCCTCGTATGTCGAGTGGGCACAAGGGCCGGCGCCGTTCCTGAACGCAGTTCTCGGCCGGACCATCGACTATTCGTTCGTGGCGGTCGAGGCGCAACGGATGTGCGCGGAATACGACGTGGAAATGATGGCGATCGACCCGGCGTTCATGAGCGACTTTCGGGCGGCGTGTGACGCGATCGGGTTTGACACCTTGATCTGGTCGCCAGACGAAAACCACGGGACCGGGTTGAAGCTGGTCATTCACGGGCAGGGAGCGCAGGGCATGACCAGCGAAAAAATGCTGTGGATGCCGCGCTCGCTTGGCGTTTTGGAAGATATGATTCTGAATGGTGAAATTGTCATTGACGAAAGCCCGATCACAAAATGGTGCGCGGGTAACGCGGCGGTGAAAGCTGACGCGCGGGGCAATCGGTATTTGGTGAAGGCGCAGCAGCGCGGGCGCATTGACGGGCTTGTGGTCCTTGCGATGCTGGCCGGGGCGGCCGAGGCGCGCGGGATGGCCGAGGAAGTCTCGTTTTGGGAAGCCGCCTGACCTGATGGGCATCCTCCATCGCATTATCGGCTTTGCAGCGAAAATGACGTCGCTCGAATTGTTCCGCGAGGTTTACGGCGGCGGTCGGGAAAGCACGGCTGGCGTCACGATTAACACGCAGTCGGCGCTTGAGACGGCAACCGCGCTGGCGTGCGGTCGGGTGATTTCCGAGGGGTGCGCGCAAACCCCGTGGCATCTGATTCAAGAGCGGGACGGGCGCAAGCAGGTTGCCGACGACCCGCTAGATTACGTGCTGTATCGGCGTCCGAACTCCTGGCAGACTAGCTTTGAATACCGCGAGACCGTTTTGTTGCACGCGATATTCTGCGGCAACGCCTACAGCTTTATTAACCGGGTCGGCATTGGGCGTGAAATCCGCGAATTGATCCCGATCGAGCCGGGCCGGGTCACGGTCAAGCAACTCGCGAATTTGTCGCTGCAATACCGAGTGACGGCGGACACGGGAGATGCCAAGGACTTCGGCCAAGACGCCATCTGGCACCTTCGCGGCCCGTCATGGAACTCGTGGATGGGTTTGGATGCGGTAAAGATGGCTCGGAACGCCCTTGGCCTAGCCATTTCGCTGGAGCAGGGGCAGGCCGAGTTCCAAAAGAACGGCGCCAAGGTAACAGGCGCGGTTTCGCTCGATGGCCGGCTGGACAAGGCGCAGTTTGAGCAAATGGCAGCATGGCTTGACCGCCACCAGATCGGCGGCGACAGGTCACACAAGCCGCTGATCGCGGACCGAAACGCAAAATTCCTCCCGATGACCATGACCGGCGTCGATCAGCAGCTAATCGAGACCCGCCGGCACCAGATCGAGGAAATCTGCCGGCACTTCCGCGTCATGCCGATCATGGTCGGGCATTACGACAAGTCATCGACCTATGCGAGCGCGGAGCAGATGTTCCTGGCGCACGTCGTCCACACGCTGATGCCTTGGTATCAGCGAATTGAGCAGTCGGCGGATGTCAATCTGTTAAGCGAAGAACAGCGGCGCCTCGGTCTTTACACCAAGATCAACCCGAATGCTTTGATGCGCGGCGCTGCAAAGGACCGGGCCGAGTATTACGCCAGGGGCTTAGGCTCCGGCGGCGGCAAGGGGTGGTTGACGCAAAACGACGTGCGCGGGTTCGAGGATATGGACCGCAGTGATGCACCGGAGGCCGATGAATTGGCACAACCCGCGAAGAACGAACCGGCAGGCAGTCCGCCGGCCGATCCCGGCGCGTAAGGAACAACCCCGAATGGATAGGCTGGATTTCGCCCTGGAAGTGAAGGGGCTGACGGATGCGGGCCATTTTGAGGGCTACGCGTCGACGTTCGGTGACCGCGATCTCGGCGGCGATATCGTCGTCGCCGGCGCCTTCAAGAAGTCGATCAAGGCCAGCGGCGCCAAGGGCGTGAAGATGTTTGCCGACCACAATTCGACCAAGCGGATCGGCGTGTGGACGGACATTACCGAGGACGACAAGGGCTTGTTCGTCAAAGGCCGGCTGTTGCTCGAAAAGCAAGACGGCAAGGACGCCTATATCGACCTCAAGGAGGGCGTCATCGACGCCATGTCGATCGGCTATCGGCCGGTGGACCATTCCTATGACGGCCGGCGCAAGGCGCGGCTGCTGAAGGAAGTGCGGCTGTTCGAGATTTCGTTGCTGCCGTTCGGCATGAACGAAAACGCCCGCGTGACCGGCTTTAAGTCGGCCGAGGAGCTACAGACCATTCGAGAGTTTGAGGACGCGCTAATCAACGGGACGTTGCCGGCGCTGTCCGCGAAGGAAGCCAAGGGCCTTCTGGCCGGTGGCTTTCGTGCAATCCGATCCGAGCGGGATGCCGGTGGGGTGAGCGAAGAACTGGCGGCGATGATCCGCCGCAATACCCAACTCCTCCGTTAAGGAACCCATCATGGAACTGCAAGAGTTCAAAAGCCTGCTGGACAAGCAGGGCGAAGCCTTCGAGGCATTCAAGGCGACGCATGACGAACTGAAAAAGGCCGATGTCGTGACGGCCGAGAAGCTGATGCGCATCGAGAAGTCTTTGGATCAGGCCGTCGAGGCGAAGGCCGCAATCGAAGCCGCGATCAAGGCCGAGAAGGCCGAACGCGAGGCGCTGGAACTGAAGATCAATCGCTCCGGCCTGAGCGGGACCGAAACCGAGATCAAGCGGGCGCTGGAACTGAAGGAGTTCAACGTCCAGATCGGCGGGATCATGGCTGAAAAGCGCCAGGCGTTCACGCCCCTGGATGAAGCCGGATATGACGCCTACAAGGCCGCGCTTGATGTCTACACCCGCAAGGGCCGCGACGCCCTGAACTCCGACGAGTTCAAGACGCTGGCGGTAGGCTCCGACCCCGATGGCGGCTACTTCGTGACCCCGGACACGGGCGGCCGCATCGTCCGCAAGGTCTATGAAACCTCCCCCATGCGGCAGATCGTCTCGGCCCAGACCATTTCCACCGACGCGCTGGAAGGCATCGAGGACCTGGGAGAAGCCGGCGCTGGCTACGCGGGCGAACGGTCCCAGGGCAGCGACACCACGACGCCGCAGGTCGGAAAGTGGCGCATCCCCGTCTTCTGGATCGACACCGAGCCGAAGACGACGCAGCAGCTCCTCGACGATGCCTCGGTGGATATCGAAGGATGGCTGTCGGGCAAGGTGGCGGACAAGTTTGGCCGGTTTGAAAGCGCCGAGTTTGTGGCCGGCGCTGCGAACAAAATCCGCGGCATCAACAGCTACACCATGGCGGCCGACAGCGGATCGGGCGTCACCTGGGGTTCGGTCGGCTATGTGGCAACCGCCACCTCGGCAGCGTTCCCGTCGTCCAACCCCGCCGACAAGCTGTATGACCTGACGGGCACGCTCAAGTCGGCGTATCTGCCGGGTGCTCGCTGGCTGACGCGCCGCTCGGTCGTCACCGCCATCCGCAAGTTCAAGGATGGCATGGGCAACTACCTCTGGCAGCCGTCATTGGTGGCCAATCAGCCCGAAACCATCATGGGATATCCGGTTACGCGGGCCGAGGACATGCCGGCTATTGCTGCGGACAGCTTATCGCTCGCGTTCGGCGACTTTGCGCAGTTCTACCAGATCGTCGACCGGCAGGGCATCCGTGTGTTGCGCGACAACCTGACCAGCAAGCCATACGTGAAGTTCTACACCACCAAGCGCGTCGGCGGCGGCGTGGTCAATTACGAGGCCGTGAAGTTCATGAAGTTCGGCACGTCGTAACCAGCGGAGACAGGAAGAACCACCATGAACATCCACAACCTCCTCAACAATACCAAGATCACGCGGGTTTCGGCGGACGGAGCGGG